AATAAAAAATAAATATCCATGAGTTTAAATAGTTTATTCATTTACTAACTCTCTTTTATTTTGGTTATTGTTAATATTGTTTCATTTTTCCAATCACGCTCAGTAAAACGTTTGTATTTGTTTTTTCGCGCTTTTGCCGCCGTTTCTTTAGTTTTATACATTCCGTATATGATTGGGTCACAACTGTCACTAGTTTCTACAATTACGTACATTTATTACCTCTCTTTTTGTATGCTATTTATAAAATAAATGTTTTTTGTTTTATTTCGTTATCAAGTACAGTAATAACAATTTTAGTATTTTTTTCATTTAATAAATAACTTAATTCATCTTTAATACATTTTGCAGCATTTAAAGCTGTATTATTTTCAATAATAAAACAATCATCGTTGGAATCAAAAAACGGCAAGTAATAATTTTTAAAACCTTCATTTTTTTCATCTTTAGAAGTTGAATTATAAACACCTTCTAAGTAAAATGATTCAATTATTTTTTTATCTTTTATTATATTGAATTGACACCATAAACAATTATATCTTGAATACCTTCTAATATATGTAATTATTTTAGCGAGTTTTTTAATGTTCATTTGTTACCTCTCTTTTTTATTATTTAAATAATTATTAAAATAAATTTCATTTGATTTGATAATACTAAAGACCTCTTCTAATGTATTTATAAAAATACAAAACGTATCATTTGAGTTATTATAACTATCATAGATTTGATATGTATTAAACTCTTCATTTTCTGGATTATCATTTTTTGAATTAGGAAACATGACCTTTATTTCTCTTTGTTCATCATGTGAAATTTTGCAGTAACTCGCGCAAAGATCATTGCTGTATGAACTGTCAATAAATCCAAAACTAGAAAATATTTTATTATTAAAATCATAATTATTTATATATTGTTTTGAATTTTTAAATTTTATTTTCATTGCTTCAATGTAGTTCATTTATTACCTCTCTTTAATTTTTAAAGTATACTGGGGTGAAAATCTGAAATTCTTAACCAATTACAAAGCCGCTTGTATCTTTTTTGGCTTTGCCCTTTGCAATTAATCCAACAATAATATTATTTGGATCTAAGAATCTTAAGTCATGCTTGTCACCGTTAATTACTTTTTTATTTAAAAATGTTTGTGGTAATTCGTTTCTGAATACCGCAGCAACATTTAAACCGTTAACTAATGCGCTTAATGTTTCTTTGTGATTGCTTTCAGCACGTGAAAATGTTAAATGATAGTTAGAAGGAATATTTTTTCTATTATATATTTTTGTATAATCATAGAAAACATGATCCGAGAATTTTTGAACAATTCCATAATTTTCCCAACGAATATCGCTCGTGCCGTTTAATCTGAATGCAGCTTTTAACCCTTTGCGCTGCGCTGAATTAATTGCGCTTTTTATTTCTTTAATTAATTGTTTTAAAAATGCGCTGCGGTCATTAAAAAAGAAATTAGTTCTATTTAAACGCGCTTTATGAATTGGATTCATATTACCGTTTTTATCATAGGTCCAATTACCGCGCCCGCTTTCATCTAAGCAACTTGCTTCACATCCTGGAGTGGACATTGAACATACATTTTTACCGCTTTTTTTAGTTGGTGTAAAATGTAAAATATATGTTGCATATCCTAAAGCTAAAGATTTATTTGTCTTTGTGTTTCCGTTAGGTGGTGTTAGTAGTTTCATTTATTACCTCTCTTTTTTTTGTTATCATTATAAAATATTTTTGCTATTTGCTCAACATCAATTTCATATAAAGCTGAAAAAATTATATCACTAATAAAACTATTATCATTTTTTACGTTGGCTTCTATCATATCAAAAATATAATTTTCTAAATTTGAGTAAAACCAATCATAATTCATAGAATCATTTAATATGTTTAATACATCATTATATATTTTTTCATTATTATTAAGCATTAAATTCATATTAAACGTTTCATAATTAGCAAAATCTGAAAAATTACTTTCCGTTTTTAAATTACCGTACATTATTTACCTCTCTTTTTTATTGTTCTTTAAAATTGTTTTTTATAGCTAAAGTATGAATTTTATTACATAATGCAAAAAACTCATTTGAGCTTATTTTATAATTTATATTATGTTTTCTAATTGCTTTTAATAAATACATGTTAGTGTCTATGTATTCATGCGTAGCGCATAAATTATTATTTATATAATATTGAGTAGCGTTTTTTTTATTAATTGTTTTTATATCTTGTTTGCAATCTTTTAAAACCAATTGAATAAATGTATTAGTTATATCTTTTATCATTTGTTTTCTCTCTCTTTTTAGTTGTTGCGCTCTCTCACGGCGCATTCAAATCTAGTTTATATATATATGTGTGTCAACACCTAATTAAATAAAATTTATCACACCAAACAAAATTAAAAAGAAATCACACGAACTCAAAAAATTGTCAATGTTTTAAAATCTTTTTTATGCCAAAAAAACTAAGTGTAACAATATGTGAGTTTATAGCTACAAATAATTTCGCATAACATCTATTATGTATAATTGGGATGGATGCACCAAGGCAAAACCTCGTTTTCGCCACTTACCGCGTCTTAAATTTTTTCTCTTCGTTTTTGTCAACACTCTATGCTTAACTTCGCATATGGAAGAAGTTTGGTCTAATTTAACAGACGATAATACTGACAAATGGCTGCATGCTATAAACCGCGCAGATCGCTACCACCTACGTATGTTAGTTTTCCGAAGTGGTATGATTGAACCAGAACTGCGCAATCTCCAACTTGCTGCGCATAAGTTTTATGATTTGATGTCTCCGCAGGAACTACGTGTATTTAAGAAACGTACACTAGGTCATACCTTTGTAGACATTGCAGCAGAAATGGAAATTACAGAATCCAGCGTTAAGGAATACTGGCGCAGAACACTAAAGAAAATCGGTGATGTCATCGAAAAGACTAATAACGATGAAGAAAAAGAAAGTTGATCCAGATAAAGTAAGAATGCTCGCATCATTTGGGTGCAAATACATGGACATAGGCAAATACTTCGAGGTTAGTGAAGCATACATACGTAGAGAGTTCAAAGAGCAGTATGAAGCAGGTCGTGAAGACATGAAGTTCAAACTGCGCAGAGCGATGTGGACATCTGCGATGGAGAATAACTCCATTGCGATGCAGATATTTATGGCGAAGAACTATTTAGGTATGAGTGATAAGACTGCCGTTGACATGACTACAAACCTGCAATCCGTACTTCAGGAGTGTGGATTTGAGGAGAACCCAGTTGATAAAACAAATAGTGAACAAGCACAAGCTTTGGAGGATCTTGGGATACGCCCCGACTCCACAGCAGTTGGCAGTTCATAACAGTAAAGCGAGATTTCGTGTCTGCCTAATGGGTAGACGTTCTGGAAAAAGTTTTATGGCAGCGCATGAGATACTGCCCTGGTTACTAACACCGAATACTCGTGGTTGGATCGTAGGTCCGAACTATGCGCTAGCAAACAAGATTGCTCGTGAGGTAAAGCGAGTGGTAATGACTCAGTTACAATTACCGCTTGAATCCAAGAAAGAGATTTCAGGTGACTTATATTATATGAAGTTAGCTGGACTTAATTCTGAGTTATCTGTGAAGTCAGCAGAGAACCAGGAATCCTTGATTGGAGAAGGTGTGGATTGGTTAGTTATTGATGAGGCTGCGCTTATATCTAGAAATGTATTTGAAATGTATTTAAGACCAACACTATCAGATAGACAAGGCTGGGCATTATTCTGCTCCACACCGCGTGGGTTTAACTACCTGCATAAACTCTACGACTTTGGCAATAAACCAGAGCATCCAGATTGGGAGTCCTGGAGATTTCCTAGTACATTATCACCATATTTCAAGGATGATCACGAAGAATTAAAGCGCACCTTGACCAAAGAAACATATTTACAGGAGATTCTCTGCGAATTTCAATCCTATAGTGGAAAAGTATATCCATTAAATAGAGATACGCAAATCAGAGCAAATGTAAAATACGATCCATCCAAACCAGTATATGTTGGCTTAGATTTTGGCTATCGCCATAGCGCAGCAGTAATCGTCCAAATCCACAAACGCGAGAAGAATTTTGCTGATATACATCAGATAGATGAAGTGGACCTGCAAAACACACGCACAGAAGAGTTTGCGCAGAAGCTAAACTCACTAGGATATGAATACACTGGCATATGGGGTGATCCAGCAGGAAGTGGCACAAATTTGCAGTCTGGAATCAGTGATTTGCA